TTTAGTTGTTCAAATGTTTTTGTCATGTGTATATTATACCAAATCTAGTGACCTTTGTCAAGCGATAAATTTTGGTTGCTCGTTCTCATACCAATCTTCTAGGAGACTAATATATACTTCGTACCCATGGGCATTTACAAACATATAGTTGTATACGCCAGAAGGTATATCCTCATACCCTACGAATAGCTTAGATCTATCAAATTTAAATATAAGTAAAGGTTTTTGTTTTACTTGCTTACCCTGCCTTACCGCCTGCTCCCACCACTCAAAAAATTGCGGCTTTTTATGGGTTAATAAGGCACTAGTAAGATGATCTTCTGCGTAATGTTTTACTTCTACTACATAAAGATTTTTCTCACCAGGTATGTACAAGTCACCTTTTAGCAAATGTTTAGGGTCAAGAGCGCCAGATCCTGGCGTTCTTTCCCATTGTAATTTAGATAGTTTTCTAAGAGCGTCTCTAGCTAATGTTTCAGCCCTGGCGCCTTTTTCTCTACTATCAACCATTATCTATCCTTGACATATTGCGCTGTTTAAGCACCTGTAGTTTTTCTAGTAGAGGATGCGTAAATCCGTGAGATATTAAGAAAGTATTTAAGCTTTCTTCTTTTAAGAGAACTTCAATCAACTTTTCTTTACCTTCTGCATCAAGATTTTCCACTGTTTCGTCGAGGATAAGAAGATTAGTACGCGAGTTAGATAAAGTCTGCATAAGTTTACGAATAGCAAGCAAAGTAGCCACATTAACGCGAGCACGCTCACCACTAGAAAGAGCAAGGATATCCACGTCATGACTATTGTCAATAATAACAACATTTAGTTTATCCGAAGAAGCTATTTTAAATGCTAACTGAAATCTACCATCAGCTAACTCGGCTAAGTATTCGTTAGTAAGACTTTCTAGATCTTTGACTAAACACTCGATCTTATATGCTACTAATCCAGTAGTAGAGAACGCTTTAACTAATACTTGTAAATTAGATAACTCTGCTGTATATTTTGATAATTCTGTAGAGTATTCTGCTAATTCTTCTCTCATATCAGCCATTTGACTACTAATAACTATTACCTTAGAGTTATGTTCATTAACACTCTTATTCTTAGTTCTAATTTTAGTAATCGCACTATTAACTTCATTTATAGATTTTTCTAATCCAATAATCTTACTAGATAGTTCGTCTTTATTTAATAACTCACTAGTTAGATCGTTATCTATTAAAGCATAGTACTTTTCCCACTCAATTACTTTTTTCTGGTGTGCTTTATACTTAGAAATAATACTCTCAGAGGTCTCTATTTTTGCATTTAGACCTTTAATATCTTTTTCAAGGGATATTTTGTCTATTTTGAATTGTTCTACTAGGGTAAACATAGTGCTGTTATCCATATCTTGAGAACAAGTTGGACACTTAATAGTAGGACCTAGACACTTTTTAGATAAAGTCGTACCTTCCCTAAGTTTTGAGTCTTTGCTAGATAATTCTACTTTTAAAGCATTAAGGAAGCTATCATCTATAGAAGGTGGAGCAGGGTCATCAAGTACTATACTATTAATAATCTGTTTGTACGTGTTATTTTGCACAATCTTTTTATTAGTAGTCTCTATATTTAATAATTCGTGTTTTAATAAAGTTAATTTAGAAGTTTGTTCTGTTGGCGGCTCTATTTCTTCTTCTAGTTCTTTAAGTGATAAATCTTCTTTTTCATATTTAGATAACCAACTACGTACAGTTGAAAGTTTGGCTTGAATAGCATCTACTTTCTTATTCATATCTGAGGTAAGTTCTTTGAAACACTCAGAAGCTTTGGTATACATAGATAGATTTAATAATTCTATTAAAAACTTCTTTCTTGCCGTATCTGTTGCTGTTAAAAATTCTAAACTAGAAACACTACTTTGATAAACTATTTGACTAAAAGTTTTATGATCAAAACCAATTATAGTTTCTATGGCTTTATAGGTGTTAGTGGCAGTATGACTGCTAATATCTACACTGTCTCTTAGCAATTTTACAGAGGTAGATGCATTGGTTCTTGATGTTTTTACTGTATAGTCTGCACCATCTTTATTAAAATCTAACTCTATTGAGTAGGTTTTATCAGATGTGTATCTATTAAGTATATCTGCTTTCTTTATTTTTTTGGAGTTTTGGTTGTAAAGGACTTCTTCAAGAATTAAAGCTATAGAACTTTTGCCGTGTCCATTCTTACCAACAATTTGTGTTAATGGAGCACTGTCTAATTTAATTACATTATTAGGTCCATATGAGAAAGCATTACTCCATCTAATTTCTTTAAATATAATCATTCTGTAGTAATCTTATCTAAGTTATTGTTTAAGATTTGTACTATATCTTGAACTGTATTATCTGGAAGCTGCAAAATATATAGTAAGTATTCGGTTAATTCTGCAGCTAGTGTCATACTAGGATCAAGTATAAGAGCAGTATCTGTTTGTCTACGAACTACTTTTTTATCTATAAGCGTATTGTCCTCCATGGCGCCCAGTTCGCTCATGTCACCTTCAACTTCGTATATGGTATGATCGTAGTCAGTGCCAGGCATTTCATCTCCAGCCCTAATAGTTTTACGTATTAGCTGAGGAAGTTCGAGATGTACCCAGTCATGTTGAAGAGTAGTAGTATCAAAACAGATGACGCCTGTATTAACTCTATTTCTATGAAAGCTAGTAGTACAAGGGCTGCCAGGATATAAAATGTTTCTCTGTGAATTCTCATAACTATGTAGGTCTCCGGCCAGTACTACGTCCCAGCGATTAAATACATCTAAGTCAACTTCAGGTTTTACATGCGGAGGGATTTCGCCACGTACATGAGTAAAAAGAATATTACCAGTAAAATCATTAGGATTAAAATCTTTTAATTTATTATATGGAATAAAGTCCATATTCTCCAAAGAGTAATAATCATCTATAACTGTAACTTTTGAGTTAAGTCTTTGAGTACTACGCTTAAGGCTAGTAAAGAATGTTGTGTCTTTCTTTAATGCCTCGTGGTTCCCTGCATATATAATACAAGGTATTGAAATGGATGCTATAAGGTCAAAATAGACTTCTAATTCATCCATTGTTGGCATACGATCAAATATATCGCCGCCTAATACTAAAAGGTCACAGTTTTGTTGTAGAGTAGATAGTTGTTTTATAAACTTATCATACCTGCTTTTAGCCCAATCAATTGGGACGTTTTTTTGACCTAGTTTAATATGAATATCTGCTGTAAATAAAACTTTCATAATTTATAGTGAAAAAAGCCCCTAAGTTACTAATACTTAGGGGCTTATTTATTAATGTGCTAGATCGCTAACTGCTTCGTTATCCGTTGTTGAGTCTGCTGCTTCTTCTCCGGCAGGGCCCTTCAAGATACGCTCCAGTGTGGCTTTTACCTCTTCTGGAGTTTGACGAGGATATTTCACATCGATACTCTCAGAAGCTGTTGCAGCCTCTATTTCAGCTTCAGTAAGTGCCCGCTTTTTGCAACGTAGAACTGAAAGAGTATATTCAACGTTGAAAGGCAGGGGGCCAGTCTTAACACGTTTAAATACTACATCCCATCCACTATCTGTATCAGTAGGGTCGCCTAAATCTTCTGCTGCTTGACAAATTTGTTCAAACAATTTCTTTTTCAAGTTTAAGATTTTGACTTTACCGTCTTTTAGATCGATGCAATTTGTGCTATAAGACCAAGAACATTTTTTATCTGAGAAGTAGTCAGGAACATGATCATATTCCTTGTTGTTGAACTTTTCAGCTTCGCGGTCAAATGCTAAGCATTCAACTGGAATATCCTTAGCATTTGTGCCTTTGAGCCAGTAAACATAGCGAGGTAAAATACCTCCAACAATTCGAACAGTGTTTTCTCCGTCCTTATATTCATAAGCATCAAAAGATTTTTTGATTGCTTTACCTTTGGTTTGTGAAAAAGCTAATGCCATTTTTTAATTTTCCTCGTATTTAAAGAGTATCTCTGTATTTGTTATTATTAATAACGGATTGTATTTGATTGAAGTATAGTCTATATCAGGGTAGTATGATTTTTGTAGTGCCCGATAATTGTACTGTTTATATAAATTATAGTCACGCCTAGCAGCTAGTTTGATATATTGGATTTTAAATAATATATCTGTTGGTTTGTCCGCAAATAGTGCCTCTGGATTTAAAATAAAACAGTTACCAGCCAGTGATACTTTACTAGGTTTATGTTTAGAATATTTATAAGGTAATCTTTTAGAGTAATGATACTCTAGCATTGCCATAAAACTACTACTATCACCATTTGATTGTTGTTCAAGAGTTTTTAAGTTAAAGAACAAAGCCATAATTATCGCTGGAATACATATTATAGCATTATTGGAATACGTTTGCAAGTGTATTTTTCATAAGCCTAGTATCGTCCAACCCTTTCTCATATAAAATGCTATGCGATCTTTGTTTTGCTTTCTGTCGCTTGCACCACTAAACATCATATCTACCACTAATGGAGATAACTTATTTTCATGTTGTCTCATTATTCGTCCAATAATCTGCTCTAATAGACCGTCATTTGCTATTGGTACAGCTAGTATTACACAGCTAAGGATGTTGACTGATATACCTTCTGAGAAAATCTGTCTACTTCCAGCAATGCAACTTTTTTCTCCTGATTCAATTTGTTCTTTGAGTAGGATTCTTTCTTCAAAGGTTGTCCCACCAACAATGCACACACACGTTTCACCAATTAGTTCTCCTACTTGTTTAAGAAATTCTACCCTATCTGCAATAACAAGGACTTTGTGGCCTTTATCAATCTGTATTTTAGCAGCAGCAGCTATAAAATGTTGATAGTCTGGATCGTATAATAGATTATTTATTTTTTTAACCCAAGGTTCTCCAGGTGAAAGAGAAATACCTGTTTTAATAACCTGTACTGTGGGAGTAAGAGTGTTTTCTTGTGGGGGTTGATATAGTTTTGTACCAAAGAAGTCTTTAAATAATATCTGTTTACCGTCTTTACGTTGCATAGTACCACTAAGCCCAATTTTATAACGGGCATGCATACTATCAATAAAAGCAGTAAAAGTACTAGCCGGGCAGTGGTGGGCTTCATCAACTATTACTGTGCCAAACTCTTTTGCAATTTGTGGTATTAACTTTACTAAAGTCTGTATGTTTCCTACTACTATGGAGTGATCTATATCAAATTTGCCAGAACCAATAACTCCAACAGGCATTTCATATAATTTCTCAACTTCTTCTATCCATTGATCTCTCAGCATAGTATTGTGACATACTATAAGTGTTTTTTGACCTAATTTTCTAGCAATATGTAAGGCAGTAAAAGTTTTACCCCAACCTACCATTGCATTAATAAAGCAGGTATCATCAACCTTATTATATACGTCAAGCTGACTTCCTCTTAGTGGAAATTTAGGATTGGGAAATGGTAGCTCATTTATTATTCTTTTGTCTGTAATTTCATACCCTTCAGGAATTAAATCTATTCTACCCACAGGTATAGACATAACACCCTTAGGCATTACTTTATAATTCTTAACTATGTCAAATTGAATAAAATGACTTTTAGCACCAGGAATATTTCTACGGATTTTATAAGTAAGAGTTTTAATTAACTTCTGTGCTAATTCAGTTGTGGTTTCTAGGTAAATTTTATTTGATATAATTGCTTTAGGCATTAAATCTTTCTCCAAGTTTCTTCATACGCCTTATCATAAAAGCCATATAAAATCAAAGATTTACCATAATGTAAGATTCCTGCGTATCTATTCATGCTTTCGGGAGTATACAGAGCTTTAAATCTAGTATTTAGATCTTCTACTTCTATTATTACTCCGCCTCCTTTTATTGGTATTAGTGCTTTTATTTTATGAAATTTAAGTTTAGCTTTAGTAGTTTTTGCATATTTAAATATTTTTCCATTAGAGTCTATAAACCACGTATGTGGTGTAGCTATTTTAATTAAGTCGCCAATAAAATATACAGCTTTATTAATTTTGAATAGGTTAGCACCTTCAGATTTTAATTTTAATCTTCTAAGTGCTAAACTATCTTTGTCTATATTTAAATCGTCTACTATTTTTAACTTTGCAATAGTTTCATTATCTTCTGACTCATATTGATATAGGTAGAAAACTACTTTATCCATAGTTTCAGGTTTAATTAACCCTAATTTAAATACTGGATAAGCTATGTCCTTCAACGAGATACTGTTTATCAAATTTTCCAAAACTATAATCCTGTCCTACTTCTTGATCTACACCAATTGGATAACCTTGTATAGAACAACCACGATCTTTTTGAGTATTTCTCTTCAATATTTCGCAATATTCTTCTACACACTCGTCTTTAACTAAGGCTACAATTGAGTCATGTACTAACATGAATATTTTAGCGTCTATACCTTTAGCTTTGATTTCATTAGCAGTATCCATAGCGCCAAATAGGTTCATATCACTTGCTAAAGATTGTACTTCTGCATTGATTCCGGAACGTACCTCGTGGGCAGCAATTCCCTTATCTGTGGAGAACACATTGATAAGACGACGCTTCCTGCCAAAAAAGCTATAAGTGTAACCATTAGCTTGAATAAATTCTTTACGGCTATCCAGCCACTTTTTAAGTTTATTGAATTTTTCAAAGTAAGATTTAATATCTTGTTTTGCTCTGTCGATACCATAGTATTCACCTGTTGATTTTGATACTGTATCAGATACTTTTTGAGGGCCAGAACCATATAAGATTCCGAATGAAATTGCTTTTGCTGATTGACGCATAGAACCAAAAGTGTTCTTAACATCTTCAACCTCGCAAACTAGATCAAACACCATTTTAGCAATAGTACTGTGAAAGTCGCCGCCTGATATAAAAACTTGTTGAAGATTCTTATCAGTACTAAGAACGGCCGCATAGTACATTTCAGCTGTTGTTAAGTCTTGTGATACTATTTTGTAACCTTCAGGTGCCTTAATACATCCTTTGATGATTGAATTATCTCGTGGAATCTGTTGAGCATTAAATTTCCCACTACTAGACAAACGCCCACTAGTGGTAAAAATAAGATTAAAATTTGTACGAATTCGGCCATCTTTGTCTAACTCTGGTAGGATTTTACTGATGTAAGTATTCTTGATCTTACCAAGCTGTCTAACTTTAAGTATGGCTGCTGGTAGTGGGTGTTCTTCGGATAGTTCTTCAAGCACTTCGGCATCAGTTGAAATAGCTCCGGTGCCGGTCTTCTTTCCGGTGGGAGTAAGTTTAACATAGTCGAACAAAACTTTTCTAAGTTGTTGTACTGAGTTTGGATTAAATATAATTCCTGCGTCTTTTTCAAAGTCTTTAACTTCTTGAAAAGCATATACTTCTTGTTTTGCTTCTGCAATTTGTAAGTCTAAGAAACCCTCGGCTGAAGTCATTCTTTCACGATCAATTGGAATACCTACTTCTTCCATATCCATTAAGAATAGGGTACCAGGTATTAAAATGTTCTTATATACCCATAATAGCTTAGTATTCTTTTGAACATTAGGCCAGAATTTATGGAATAAAGTAATAGTTACTGCTGTATCAATTGCAGCATATTTTGCAATTACATCAAAAGGAATTAGGTCATAAGTAAAATCTTCAAGTAATAATCCCTTGCTAGAGCAGTATTCCTTCTTAAAACTATCTAATTCTGCATCATAATCACCATACTCAGTATATTTAAGAGCCAAAGGTTTTAAGCCGTGACTATCGTTTTCGTCTAATGCATAGTGCATTAGCATTGTGTCATGTACTCGTGCTCTATTGAATTTAATTCCTAAATGATATTCGATCATCTTAATGTCGAACTTCATATTATGAAAAACTATTTCATATTTATCAGCAATCTGCTGTACTTTTTCAAGACACTCTTCGTCTAAACACTCAGTGCTAATATATGCGCCATGCTTATCTTTATAGCTAATAGACAATCCCAGCACATATCCATCTCTAGGATATAAGGCTGTTGTTTCTGTATCCATTGCTACATAACCTTCAGCATTATCAAAAACTTCTTGTAAGAATTTTAATGCTTGGGTAGTATTTACAATACCCAAATAATCTCCAGTAATACTTGCATTCTTAATAGAGCCTTCAATGTACTTATGAATACGATCTACTGATCTTTGAAAATCAGGCTTACCTTCTGGCTTGAAGTGTAGCATCGCTGGGTTGCTAATACATATGAATTTATCATGCATTAGTTGTCCGGCATAGTTAGTTACAGAACTAACTTTAGCATATTCTTTTGCTGCTTCAGCCCCTACTAGGATAACAAAGTCATACGGCTCTAAGTCAATATCTAAGTCCACATCTTTCTTAAGGAGTTTAGTAATAGGTACTTGACTCATGTGAAATAGTTCAAAATCAAAATTAAAGTAGATACTATAATTATTTCTACTTGGGGCTTTATCTATAATGCAAATTTTTGTCATTTTGTATATTCTATTAAAGAGTTTACATCCTCTTGTGTAATTACCCCAGGATCTTGTCCTTCAGGTAAATCAATGATTTCTGTTATGAAACCTGCTTCTTCTATCAACGGCTTAATCTTCTTAGCTGCTTCGCGTCCTGCATCGTCTCCGTCATAGAGAATAAATACTTTCTCAATACCCATTACTTTATAGCTAAGTAGTTTTTGTGGAACATCGTTTAGTAATTTACTAGTACCAAAGGTACAAACTGTATTCTTTAAACCCTTATCGTAGCAATTTAGCATATCAAATATGCCTTCTACTAGGACTACTGTTCTATGCTTTTCCGCAAACTTAGCTGGGAATAAGGGAATTGTAGCACCACTAGGGTAATTAACATACCTAGGATTACCATTTGACATTGAGTGACGCCCAACATAGCAAACAGTTTTTCCTCTAACATCTGTAATTGGAAAGACAATGCGATCTAGCATTTTTTCTACTTGATCTGTTTCAAAAGCCTTAAAGTATTTTAATGTTTGAGTAGAGATACCTCTAAAAGACTGTGTAACAGGTTTTGCTCCCTCTAGGGGATCTAGTCCTGCACTACTCTCTTTTAAAATATTTAGTTTTTCTTTTAATTTTGCTACTCTTACAGAAACATTATTAGTTAGTAGACCATAGTATTTAAATATGTTTGTCTTAAATCCACAAGAAAAACAGTGGGCTATTCCAGTCATTCGGTCAATACGAAAGCTAGGATTAGTGTCATCATGCTCTGGATTAAAACATTTAGTTACATAGTCTTTTCCAGAAATTTGAAAAGGTACTCCCTTATCTTTAAGTAAGTCTAATACTGGATCGCTCATTATGTATCCCAGGGTAAGTCTGATGCAGGTTCGTCCACTTTAGTTCCTGCTCGTTTAATCTTTTTTGGTTTATCTTCTTTAACAGCAGGTTTTTCAATTGAAACAGGACTAATACGTAAGCTATCCCAATCCATGCCACTAGTAAATCGCATCTCTTTGGCGCCGCGTATCTTTGTTGTCTCAAAACTCATTGCTGCGTCCTCTTTTGCGTTTGCTTCCATTAGTAGGGCAATGTCTGCTGCATCTAAGATGCCTTTTGCAAAGCGTGTTTCGCCACTAGCATCAATCTGATATGGGCTTACCATTACAATATCATACTTACGAGCAAACTCTTTTAGCTTCTTAGATATAATAACTTGTGGTTGCCAGTCAAACTGTGATGCGCCCTCTACAACGATCTGATTTAAGTAATCAATAACTGCTACAGTAAACTTATCGCCAAAACGAGATTTCATCTTACCTAAGTGCAAATCGATAGAGCTTAGGGTCAATGCTCTATCATCAATGATAACCATCTGGTTTTGATCCTTAAGAGCGTATTCTCGTACTAAGGTTTCCTCAAACTTATATTGATCTCTATCTTTAATAAATGCCATAACTAATTTGTCTGAATCTTCATACATACCTGCTCTAGATTTAACTACTTGTAATAGTTCTGAATCTGTTAAAGTATTATTTTTAAGATTTTGGTGATTTACATTGGCTAAGATACTCATGTTACGTTGTAAGGTTTCATGAGCTTCCATTTCAATTGTAAAGTATATGGAGGCATTACCGGCCTCGTACTGATTAATCATAATATTACTGCAAGTAATAGATTTACCAGATCCACGCTTTCCGCCAATTAAAATAAGTTCTTGTCTAGCTACGCCGCCAAGCACACTATCGAAAGTATTATTAAGTCCTAAGTGTACGCGATTTTTAGCTAATTCATCTGGTCGTATAAAAACCATGATATCGCTCATGGTATACACGCCTTCAGTTGTTAAAGTTTTTTCATCTAAGGTTAGTACTATACTCGCTAAATTTTCTTTGATTTCTGTACTATCATAAACTGGTAGTTTGTCAATAAACTTATCCAATAAAATAATAGTTTGATTCTGAGTATACTGATCTATAAGTGCATCTAGGGCAACTTCTGCAGTAACGTCAGTTTCATCAATAAGACGAAGGGTTGCTAGCGTCTTTTGCGCCAACCCCTCTCTAGCAATAGCGTCTAAGTCATCGAACGATGGTATAGTACTATACTTGTCATAGTATCTAGTAATTAAACTATATACTGAGGAGTAGGCAGGGTCAAGGAACGCGAGCTTTAATTTGCTCCAAACATCTAAATTCTTTTCTGTTAGTAGTTTATTAATGACAACTGCGCTAATATCCATT